CTTTTTAAATATTTTAACCATACTTAACATAGCATTTTTAATAAGACCAGCAAAGCCTATATCTTGTATAGAATCGCTCATTGAAGAGAAGAAACCTACAATAGTTTCTGTTAGGAAATTAAACACATTACCAATAATTTCAGTAAATGAGAATGAATCAAGAGCTGACTGAACCTTTTCAAATCCAAAGAATCCAGCAACCCAACTTAATATACTCTTAACGAAATCTAATGGGAAACCATATACAGCTTTTAAAACTCCACTGATTGCTCCCATAATACCAGAGAATATATTAGTAAGTAAACTACCATCTTCATATTTTTTAAAGCCGTCTCTAAATCCAGTAACTGCTCCCCAGATTGCTGTGACAAATACAAAGAATCTACCAAGGACCTGGCCAACTCCTCTAAAAGCTTGTCCTATAGTACCTAATGTTTTAAATACTGTTTGAACTGGTTTAAGTACTTTAAAGAAATTAAAGAGCGATGTACCTATTTTAGTAACTGACTTCATACCACCAGTAGCAGCTTTACTTGCTCTGTCAAGTTGTTTAATAGCTGGAGCTGTTGTTGTTTTAAATAAATTTAAAAAATCATCTAAAGGAGCTAGGAAAGTTCTAATACCTCTCGCAACAGCATTAAATGGTTTAGATATCATTTTAGGAGATAAATCAATTTTAGTTAATGCTTCTAACGATGCAAATCGTCCAGCAAAGTATCCACTAATACCACTTAATACTTTTAATGCATTAAAAAATGTTGTTCTTATTAATGTCGTTAAGTCAATAAAAACGTTTTTCATCATAGTAACGCTTTTACTCATAAATCCAGGTGGTTTATTACCTTTAGTCGCAAATATACTTGTAAATGCTCCGATACCTCTTGTTAGCTGTGCTTGTACCCCTAATTTAATACCTCTAAAGAATTTATCTAAGCCTGTAATTTTACCTATTTTACTTGATATTGCTGTTAAGCCTTTTCCTAAAAACTTAAATGGTTCTAGGTATGCACCTTTGAAAAATCCTATAAGTGTACCAACAAGAGCTGTTTTTATAAGTAAACCCAGTATACTAAATCGACCCTTATCTCCAAACTCAGCTTTAAGCTGTTCAAAACTTAAAGTTGTATATTTTGAAATCATTTCTAAGAGATCGTTACGTTCTTCATCACGTCTCATTTCAACTTTACTTCGTAAGAGCTCTTCTTGTGAAGCTTCAAGATCGTCTAAACGACCTTCTTTTAAAACTTGTATAAGATCTTCTAAAGCACTTAATTGATTACTATCTAGTTTATGACCTTCATCTTCCATATAATCACGAAGCTCTTGAGTATACTTTGCAGTCTCTTGAGCTAGCTCAGTAGATCTATTAAGTTCTTGTAATTGATCAACTACATCACCAAGTGTTTTTTGATTTACTGGAAGGTCTGCCATTTAATTATTTCCCGAAAGCTTTTCCAGCTTCTGATATACCAAATGCACCAAGTGTTACAACAACAAATGATGTATATATTGTTTCAGAAACTTTTAAATCCATATCCCATACCAATGCTGTTACTAAATCAGTAATTCCAAACACTGTCATGAGAAAGAAAGATATAAATCCAATGATTGCTTTTTCATTGATATCATTATCGTCTAAGAATAAGTCCATGAATTTACGCTTAGGTGGGGATAATTGATCCCTTGCCTTACGAGCTTCTTCTTGCATTTCTTTGATCTTATCTTCTTGTTCATCAAGCTTTTCGATCATGGCCATGTACTTATCTAAATCGATTTCGACTTCATTTCTGCTGTTATCTGTTTCAGCCATTATTTCATTCTCCTTTGTTCGTTTTTTAAACGTTCGTTCTCTTCTTCTATCCAAGCCGTTAAAAGAGATACATATATTTCCCTTTCCCACGGCACCATATTATCAAGTTCAGTTAAACTATATCCATGATGTTGCATCATTGCAAAATTAGTCTTATAATGGTTTACAAGACTATCGTGCGAAAGGCCTATGTAAAAAAACTTTGTAGTCCTCTTAACTCTTGGCTATTCGTTTTACCGCAAGATACACAATCAAATTCTATTAATGAAGTAAGTGCTGGCATTTCATTAAAAAATACTGAGAGTTTCATAAACTGTTCATTGTTCAAAGACTCTACAAAATCTTTTAATGCTTTAGGTGTTTCACTCTTAGTATCATACACATTATCTTCATCAAATATTGTATCAATACAAGCAACTACCATTGCCATTGCTGATTCAAATTCATCTGATCCCATATTACTTAAGCGATCGATATCTTTTACTGATGGATATTTTAATATTACTCCAACAGTATCAGTTAACATAACTTTCTTTTCTTCGTGATTAATCACTGGTGGTTTAATGTCTTCGAAGTCAACTTGTACTTCGTTACCATGTTCACAACCGTCACATTTCATTTTTAAATCAATCTTTTCACCAACTGATTTAGATCTTAATGCTAAGAAAAGACTTTCAATATCAAACATTGTTAAATTATCAACATCAATATCATCATATATACAAGTTTTAATAACATCTGTTGTAGTCTTCATGATTACTTTCGTATCATTTGACTCCATAGCCATCATTAAAATCTTTTCTTCTTTTACTAAGTACGGTCTATACGTCACTGTTTGACCAGTTGACGGTATTTCTACCTGATACCTAGCGGTATTTAGCTCTGGTAAAGCCATAATATTTCTCCTATCATATTATCCAAAAATAGATAATGCACTTCGTATTGCACTACCTGTACTACTTAACGCACCTTCCGGTTTGTATCTGTCATAACTAAAGCTCACATTTAACTTTTGAATAGTATTTTCTGACTCATTTGACAGTACTATTTCATTCATTGTTGTAGGAAATGCTCCCTCAAGTTTTACACCATATATCGGTGTATTTTGCTCATCCAACTGTTGTATAATAACATCAGTCGTAATGTCTTTTTTATACGCTACTGTATAAGTATCGCTATCTACTATATTATTTATCCAATTGTCAAAGACGGTTTTCATATAGTAATCATTTGTAAGTATAAAGCTTAATGATACATCATCATGTATTGTTCCATAAGGTATTTTAATTGATTGTTTATGTGATTGATAATCAATTGTACTTATTTGTTTACCAGGTATCGATACAGAATCACATAACATATCAATATCTCTTGGATCATTAATTAAATTTCTAGCTGTAAAATTACCAGAAATTGTTGAACTAATAACAGTTTCTAAATTTAAATTAAGCAAAGAAGTTTTAGGTGGAGTAAATATAACTCTAAACCTATTAGCTCGCGCAATACCACCTTTCTTTGATATAGTTGACTTTAATTTATCTATGTCACTCATGGTTGTCTCGCTATTTTAAGAGAATCTGTCCATATGGCTTCTTTCCCTTTTTTCTGGAATTGTTCTACTGGTAAAAATATTGCAATCTCCCAATCAGTCATTGGTACTCTTGCAAATTGAGATTTTACATGTTTAGCTAAATAATGTTTAAAACATGGTTTAAATTCTTTATATTTTCTTACACCACTTATAAGATTATATCTTAATTTTGTAAGGCGCGAACTTTCGTTTGCCTTTTCTGGTCCAAATGCCATTAGGTCATCTAAAAATTGAGCTCTTACGCCATAGTTTAAATAATGTAAATTTAATCCATAAAATCCACCAGGTGCACTATCAATTATAACTGTTAAAGGAAACCTATCATAATATGGTAAAGTAAGTTTGTGTTTAGGATCGTAAAAATACATGTACATACTTCCACGGCCAGTTGTACTTTCTTTTTTCAAAGCTGTATCTTTAAATACTTCTTGTCTTGATACTGCTAAATTAGTTACATTATTTTTAAACCAGGTTTGTGATCGTTTAGTGCGAGCTTGTATACCAGCACGAAATGCATTAGCTTGGAGGGTATCAAATAAACTTGCCATACTGTTATTTATATAGTATTAGAGTATCTTTATGCCTAAATTTTTTAAAGTTTCTTCTGTCCATACTTGAAACTTCCATCCTTTGTATTCAGCAAAATCATTTGCTGCTTCCCATTTAGATATATTTTTAGCATATGTAG